TAATCAAGCTGACACTGTTGTTTAATTGTCTGATCTAGCTGCTTCTAGAATTATTTAATCATTTTATTAATCACACAATTACGTGTGCCTAGAAGTTTATTTTAAGCCATTTCATACAAGGATATTAGAGCAATGGCATTTCCAAAGGCATCAGGTTATACTAACCTCAATTCGGGTGCGTTCAGCCCAGTAATCTACTCAAAAAAGGTACAGAAGGCTCTGAGGAAGGCGGCTTTAGTAGAGTCAGGAACTAACACTGACTACGCTGGAGAAATCGCTAACTTCGGTGACTCTGTAAAGATTATTAAAGAACCAGATATCACTATCACGACATATGAGCGTGGTACGGCTCTGTCTACTCAAGACCTTACAGACGCTGATTTCACTATGGTTGTTGATCAAGCCAACTACTTTCAGTTCGCTATCGACGATATTGAAGAGGCACACTCTCATGTTTCTTTTGGTGATCTAGCAAGTGATCGTGCAGGTTACAAACTGCGTGATACCTTTGACGCAGAAGTACTTGGATACATGTCTGGTTGGAAGACACCTTCCGCATGGGCGCGTAACACCACAACCAATGGTACTAAAGCAGATTCCACTGCAGGTTCAGACGAAATGTTGGCAGCTAACAAGCTGGATATCACAACATTCGGTGGCAGCGATATTGGTGGTACGGGTGAAGTTACTTCTATCCCAATCGCCGCTGGCGGTGGTGCTGGTGGTATCACTTCTCCATTGGCAATCTTAAACCGTATCGCACGGCAGATGGATCAGGCTAATGTAGACACCGATGGACGGTGGGTAGTAATCGATCCGGTATTTGCAGAAGTACTGATGGATGAGTCTAGTAAGCTTATTAACGCCGACTTCGGTGGCGGTGATGAGTTGCGTAACGGACGCTTGCCCGGAACATTGCGTGGGTTCTCAATCTACAAGTCCAATAACCTTCCATATCTTGGTACTGGTGCTGGTACAGCCGCTTCTGCGGGTTCCGAAGCCAACTTCGGTGTGATGGTTGCTGGTCACGCATCTGCGGTAGCTACGGCTCAACAGATTGCTAAGACTGAGACCTTCCGGTCACCTACTACATTCGCGGATGTGGTGCGCGGCATGAGCCTCTATGGTCGGAAGATTCTGAGACCAGAGGCATTGTTCACAGCGAACTACAACCTCGCATAAGATTACTGAGGGGCTGGTCCTGCACTGGCCCCTTTTCCTACTTCTAAGGAACATTCATGCCTAGCACCTACCTCACTTTATGTAATCTAGTACTTCGTAGATTAAACGAAGTGGAGATTTCTGCCTCTGAGTTTGACTCTGTTAGAGGTGTACAGGCTCTTACAAAGGATAGCGTGAAAACGGCTATCAGTAGGGTTAATCAGGCTGAGTTTGAATGGCCCTTTAATGCTGCAGAGCATACAGAAACTTTGATCCAAGGGCAGGAAGAATATGTCTGGCCTGAAGCCTTCAAAGTAGCTGACTGGAATAGCTTCCAGATACAAAAAAATGACAGCTTAAATACCGGCTTTAAAACCCTCAAGCTCATAGAGAGGGATGAGTGGTATGACAAGCACCGTGACGATGACTATACCAGCGGTAATAGTGGTAGAGACATCCCTGAGTACGTCTTTGCCAGCCACGGTAACGGATACGGCGTTTCGCCATCTCCCGACAAAGCCTACAGTGTGCGTTTCAGATACTATTTAAATTTTGCTGATCTTACTGTGTTTAATGATCAAACTCGCGTTCCCACCTCTTTCGACAGCGTTATCGTAGATGGTGCTTTGTACAATATGTATATGTTCAAAGATAACATAGAAGCGGCTCAGGCGGCATTTATGAGCTTTGAGAAAGGTCTCAAAGACCTTCAGACGCTGTACATTAATAATTATGAATATGTGCGAGACACGCGGGTTAGGTTCTAATGGCTGACCAGATAGAAAGCTTTAAGGTTATATGTGGAGGCGGTCTAAATTCTAATGAAAACCATTTAGATTTATCAGACAATCTTCCCGGTTCTGCTACACGGCTGATTAATTATGAACCGTCTTTATTTGGCGGCTATCGGCGCATAAATGGCTACAAAGAGTTGGGTTATGCAGGCTCAGGGGGTCTAGGTGAAGTCGGCACTTCATCTACAGCAGAAGGTGCTGTACTGGGATTAGCTATCTATCAGAACTCTCAGTTTAATAATCCGTTTTATATTTCTGCACGTAAAGATAAAAATGCTAACACTTATAGCTTCTATAAGTATGTACCCTTATCCGGCTGGCAGGTTATATCTACAGGATTTACCCGCGATATGTCGGCTGGATTGCGTTCAGTAAATAGACTACGCCACGTACAATTTAACTTTGGTGGTGGAGATGCAATCTGCTTTGTAGATGGCGTAAATCCAGCCATCGTGTTTAATGGTACTAATTGGTATGAGCTTGTAAACACTAATACTGGCGGCACTTCTAGTCCGGGCGGTCCTAATGTTCTAAATGCTCCTAGCGTAGTAGATTTTTTTAACCATACTCTCTTTTTATCTGGAGATAAGGGTACTAAGCCTGCTATAGCCTATTCCGCTCCTGTAAATACGGCAGATACAGACGCTTACTTAGATTTCGGCTCAAGTGGAGGTCAGTTATCCGCAGGTTTTCCTGTAGTTCAGATTAAGCCGTTTCGTGATAATTTATTTGTTTTTGGATCAAATGCTATCGTTAAGGTTGCAACCGATTCAACTTTAAATTTCGTCACTTCTCCAGTTACTGCCAACGTAGGCTGTGTTGCCGCTGACAGTGTTTTGGAAATTGGTGGCGACCTGATGTTTCTAGCGCCTGATGGCTTTAGACCTGTCGCAGGTACTTCTCGTATTGGTGATGTAGAGATTGAGTCCGTATCTCGCCCCATCCAAGGTGCTTTAGTAGACGTTATAGCCAACTATAATTTAGATACTTTGTGTGGCGTTGTAATACGCTCTAAGTCTCAGGTAAGGTACTTCATAGGTGGCTCTTCTATAGCTAAGATAGACTCCTACGGATTAATAGGAGGTCTAACTGAAACCAATGGCGCTATCCAATGGAACTTTGGGGAGCTAGTAGGGATCAGGGCGCATGTAACCACTTCAGATTATGTGGGGTCTTCTGAAGTTGTATTGCATGGGGATTTTGACGGCAAAGTATATCAACAGGAAGTCGGTAATAACTTTTCTGGTGATGATATTTTAGCAGTATATTCCACGCCATATTTAGACTTTGGCGATACTGATTTGCGTAAAATAATGCGACAGATCAATACTTTTGTACGTGCGGAAGGCCCATTCACTTTAAATCTTGGACTCCGTTTTGATTGGGGAGATTACAACAATCCCCAACCTGCCGGTTACTCCCAAAGTAGTTTAGGCGGTCCTGTGGAATATGCTGGTCGTAATATAGATTACGGGGCATCCAGCGTACTGTATGGCGGCAACTCTAAGCCGGTTATGTCTACCAACATTCAAGGGTCAGGATTTTCAACCCGCGCCGAGTTTGTGTCTATTGGTCAATTTGACCCATATTCCATTCAAGGTCTCGTATTTGAATATTCCGTTGCAGGGAGAAGATAATGGCAGGTTACACGCGCCAATCCACCGCACAGATTTTTAACGGTGCAGATATAACAGCACCGCCTCTCAATGCGGAATTTAACAAATTAGAAGACGCCTTTGATGGTGTTTCCGGTCATAGCCATAACGGTACAGTAGGCCAAGGACCAAAGATAAATCTTTCTACGTCTTTATCTGGTTATTTACCTCCAGTGCATGGCGGTACAGGCGGTAAAAATAATCTAGCTGCCACTTCCAATCCTGTCGTAACTAACGATTTCACTCAAGGATATGCGGTAGGGTCTCTTTGGGAAAATGTATCTACAGGCCGTGTGTTCATCTGTGTGGGTAATACTACAGGTTCAGCAGTCTGGCGAGAGTTGGTTTTAGTAGACGGTACAGCCGCTGCAATTATTCCAGAGACAAACAACTTAACTGACCTTGGATCACCTTCCTTACGTTTCCAAGACTTATTCTTATCAGGCGGTATAAGCGCACAGGGAAATGTTTCCGTAGGTGGTACTACTGCTCTGACAGGTACTCTCACCGCAAACGGTGCTGCTAATTTAAACGGTTTAACTACAGCAGCTCAGGTAGATGTAAACAGCGGTACTATCGACGGTACGGTTATTGGCGGTAATTCACCTACGGCTATTACTGGCACTCAGATTACGGCTAATAGTGGCTTTGTTGGTTCAGTAACTGGTGACATAAGCGGTAATGTTACATCCACTGGAACATCAGTTTTTAATAACATCACGTTAAATGGTACGCTTACTTCTAGTGGCGCATTGAACTCAAACGTAATTGCCACTTCTGGTGCTTCATCCTTCAATGACGTTACTATCAACGGCACATTGAATATGAACGCTGGCACTTCTGCTACTATTACCAATCTTTCTGCCCCAACAAACGCCAACGATGCCGCACGAAAAGTAGACGTTGATAATGCGGTAGCTAACCTAGTAGATTCTGCCCCCGCTGCCCTAGACACATTGAATGAATTAGCCGCTGCCCTTGGCGATGATTCAGACTTTTCTAATACTATCACAACTAGCATAGGTACTAAGCTACCAAAAGCTGGTGGTACAATGACAGGACACATAATCCTGTCGGCTGATCCTACCCAGCCTCTACACCCTACCACTAAGAATTATTCAGACACTACATTCTTGGGTTTAGCTGGCGGCACAATGACAGGCGACATTGCCCTTGGCGGCAATAAAGTCACTGGTTTAGGTACACCTTCTGTCAGCACTGACAGCGCAAATAAGGCTTATGTAGACAACCTCTTTGGATCAAGCACTAACGCAGCTACGTCAGCGGCTGCAGCGGCTACCAGCGCAGCTAACGCCCTTGTTTCAGAAAATAGCGCCGCCGCTTCTGAGGCAATAGCAGTATCCTCAAAGAACACTATAGTAACTCTGTTTCTGGGTAGCTTTTCTTCTGACCCATCCACTAGCGGAGTGGCTACAGGAGCCATTTACTACAATACTACCGTAGATAGCCTAAAAGTATTCAATGGAACTGCATTTGCTACTGCAGTCTTCGATGCAGGTACTGCCCTCACTGCAGTAAATAATCTGAGTGATGTTAATAATCCAGCTACCTCAGTTACAAATCTTGGATTAGCGTACAACACAATAGCAGTTACAGCCGCCAGCGGTGAATTTTATCTGGATGGTACGGCATTACAGAAGGCTTCTTTAGCCCCGTCTATACAGTATCGCTTCGATCAATCGCATAGTTCAAACTCAGGTCATCCTCTAAAGTTCTCAACTACTGCAGATGGCACACACGACAGCGGATCAGAGTTCACTACTGGAGTGACGGTGGTAGGAACTGCAGGTCAGGCGGGTGCGTATGTACAAATAACTGTACAACAAGATAGCCCTACCCTGTACTACTACTGCGCTAACCATTCTGGAATGGGTTCTACTGCTTACAAATCAGGCGGTAGTTCATCAGCTTCATCATCTGGCGGTACAGCGTCTGCCTATGTGGTTCCAGATGCTTCTGCTACTTACTACATGTGGAAGACTATAGAAATTGTGCCTAACAACACGACTATAGCAGGTACATGGCAGGGCATGGATAGAAATGCAACGCTCTACATTGGCGAGAGCGATACGATAGACAGCCATTATAATTATTTTGAGACAGTAGCCACTATAGATAATCACGCTGCATATCAATTTATTTATGTTGGGGATGCAGCAACCGTAACCGTACCTTCTGGCAAAGTACTTCACGGATTTGCTGATGCACCAATTGGTGGTTCGTCGCAAGATAAATTCCAATCAACAGGCCGCGTGGTCTACTTCG